GCACCAACAAAAAATGAAGGTGGAGCGGTAAACTTTGATTCAGCTCAAGAATCATTCACCTCTCGCTACACCCACGAGACCATTGCTTTGGCTTTCTCAATTACTGAAGAAGCCATTGAAGATAACTTGTACGACCGTTTGGCGTCTCGTTATACTCGCGCACTGGCTCGTTCGATGGCTCACACAAAGCAAGTTAAGGCTGCTAATGTCCTTAACAATGCTTTTTCCTCCAGTTTTACTGGGGGCGACGGCAAAGAGCTTTGTGCAACTGACCACCCACTTTCTGGTGGTGGTACGTTGCGAAACGAGCTTTCTACTGCGTCTGACCTAAATGAAACGTCACTTGAACAGTCGCTAATTGACATCTCCGCGTTTATTGATGAGCGTGGGTTGAAAATTGCTCTTCGCGGCATGAAGTTGATTGTACCTCCTGCACTTCAATTTGTTGCAGAAAGGTTGTTAGCTTCTACACTGCGTACAGGTACTGCTGATAATGATGTAAATGCGCTTCGTAGTAGAGGTATGTTGCCTGAGGGTTATGTTATTAACCACTTCCTTACGGATACAGATGCGTTTTTCATTAAGACAGACGCACCTAACGGATTTAAGCATTTTGAACGTGCTCCCATCCGTACCCAGATGGAAGGTGACTTTGATACCGGAAACATGCGGTTCAAGGCTCGTGAGCGCTATAGCTTCGGGTTCTCTGATCCACGTTGTGTATTCGGTTCACCGGGAGCGTAAAGCTTCGAAACATTTGATCAAAGGGCGGCTTTTCAGTCGCCCTTTTTTCGTTTATAGTAACTACGTCCCTGACAGCTTTGGCTGACACTTGCCGCGACAGGAGTATAAAATGGCAAAAACAACCTTTTCAGGTCCAGTACGTTCTCAGCGCGGGTTTACCGCGCAGGGCGCTAATGCGATGGTAAATATCACCGCAGAAACCACTCTTACCTATGACGATCATGTCGGGCGTATCATTAAGGTAAATGATGCAGACGGTGCGATCACCCTTCCCACAATCACAACGGACACGCTTGGCGCTCGTTATACGTTTTTTGTAGGCACAGACTCTACAGACTGTGACATCAAAACAGACGGCACAGACAAGTTTGTTGGCTCTCTGGAAGTTATGGGCGGCAGTAACGCCTCCTCAACTTTTGTACCGGGCGCAACCAACGATGTCATTTCGATGAATGGCTCCACCACTGGCGGCGACAAGGGTTCTTACGTTGAGGTCACTGCAATCGAAGACAATGTATATCTTGTGCAGGGCGTTCTTGTAGGATCGGGCAGCGCGGCAACACCGTTCGCTGACAGCTAATAGGAGGTTGCGATGGCAGGCTCCATTTTTGCTAAAACAGCGACCAGTACAGGTTTGCTGATTGGCGGTAGGACTCGTCTTAAATCTTTCGTCATACGAAGCGCTAGTAGCGGTAGTCCTGCTGCTGTGTTTAGAACTGGCGGGGGGTCTGGCACAACGCTACTAACAATGACTTTTGTAGCAGGAGACGATACTCAAATTAATATTCCAGATAATGGAATAATTTTCGAAGACGGTTGCCATGTTACTCTTACGAACGTAGATTCAGTTACAGCGTTCTTTGGATAGAATATGGCGCGTAAAAAAGCGAAAATGCCGCCAAGAAACAAAAAGAATTTCCGCTCCACGAAGTCTGGGGCGGGGATGACTAGGGCTGGGGTTGCTGCTTATAGGCGAGCGAACCCCGGTTCGAAATTAAAAACAGCTGTAACAGGAAAAGTGAAGAAGGGCAGCAAAGCAGCTAATCGTCGTAAGTCATTTTGCGCTCGTTCTGCTGGTCAGATGAAAAAGTTTCCTAAAGCAGCAAAGAATCCTAATTCACGGCTGCGCCAAGCTCGTAGAAGGTGGAAGTGTTAATGAAGGCCGAAGAAGTTCTAAAACTGTTAGAAAAGCACGAAGCAGACTGCAGCAGTCGGTATGCTGATATACAAGATAAATTAAAGTCCCTTGATAATCGAATGTGGGGGTTAATGATTTTGGTCGTATTAGCTGCGGGGTTGGAGCAACTTATCTGATGGTAATTGGTCGCTCACAAATGCGGCAACAGGTTTCTAAGCCGCCACAAAAACGTAAATGGAGCGCAAAACGAAAAAAATCTGTAGATTGTAAACGGCCACGTGGGTTTAGTGAGCGAGCACATTGTGCCGGGAGAAGAAAAAATGCACGTAAAAAAAGTTAAAAAGGTCATAAAAGGTTTAAAAAAAGCATCTAAACTTCATGCAAAGCAAGCGCGGTCTTTAGGAACTTTAGTAAAAAATAAAAAATTTAAAAATTACGGGAAAAAGAAGAGGAGCTCGCGACGTGCCTAAAGATGCTTGTTACCGAAAAGTTAAAGCTCGCTATAAGGTCTTCCCATCAGCGTATGCGTCTGGAGCGATTGCTAAATGCCGAAAAGTCGGAGCAGCTAACTACGGAAACTCTAAAAAACGTAAAAAATCGTCTTCTAAAGTCGCGAGAGCGGCTGGAGGTGGCTATGGCAAAGCACTGGAACGTGCAGCGAATAGTAGAAAAAGAGCTAGCTCTCAAAAAAATGTTGCACGAGGATGCGGAAAAGTCATGCCGGACAGAAGAAAAGTAACAAAATACGCTTGAGGTTCTTATGGCTGTTCGGAAAACAAAAGCGGGTCTTGCTTTAAAAAGGTGGTTTAAAGAAGATTGGAAAGATGTACGCACTGGCAAGAAATGTGGCAGAAAGAAGGGTGAAAAGCGCGGAACTCCTTATTGCCGTCCTTCTAAACGTATTTCCTCTAAAACTCCTAAAACAACAGGAGAGTTGTCGGCTTCCGAAAAAAGAAGTAGGATACGTCAGAAAGTAAAATTAGGCCAACCCACAAAAGGCAAGCCTCGTAATGTAAAGGCTTTGAGAAGAAAAAGGAAAAAATCATGAAGAAAAAAGGAATGGCTAAAGGCGGCGTAGCTGGCGGTGTTAAAAGACGCGCTAAAGGCGGCGCAGCTGGCGGCGTAATGGCTGAAGAACTTAACCCCGGTAAAATTGTTGATGTTTCGGCAATGGCAATGGGTGGTCCTGCCGACGAAAAAATGGTCGCACGAATGATGGGCGGTGGTCGTCCTAAAGGTATGGCCAAGGGTGGAGCAGCTGGTGGCGTTCGTCGTAGGGCGAAAGGCGGTTCTGCAGGTGGTCTTAATTCTGCGATTAAAAGAGTAAAAGCCGGAAAATAAATTGCCATATCTTCAGAGTAATATCACGCACTTTAAATGTTGGGTGCGGCGGGAGTACACGCATAACCATATGAAATATCACGGCGAGTTTTTACACGCCATGGCGATTGCGGTGACGACTATGCCGAGTCGTTGTTTGAGTTTTCAAATGTTGTTTACAGGATTTGAGGTGGACGAAGAGTCAGACGAACAGAACGTTCATGGTGGTGCCATGTGGGCGAGAATGCCTATAACTGCCTTAGTCGGTGATACGCCACTAGAAAAGTGGCCAGAACCGATGCCTGTTCATTTTGCTCAACCTTGGGACTGTATGTCGCATACGCATAGTGTTTATCGTTTAGATCGTGCGCATCCTTGTCCGTGGTTAGCAAAAATTGATGGTGAGTTCTATCCCGCGAAATACTATTTCACAGTGGATTACACAGAAAGCGAAATAGCTGACGACCCTGCTCAACATAAACAAAGCCATGTTTTAGAGCTTTTAGACGCAGGAAAATGGACAGGAAATATTGTAGCTCTACCAAATAATCGAGTTCGAGTTACGCATCCTGCGTGGTTTGAAACGGGTAATGGACCTCCAGATTTTCGTCCATCACAGCATATTCACTATTCAAAATCTGATTTAGACTATACTATGGACGTGAATCAAATTTTCGATAATTTGTATGCGAAAGATGAGTGATGGCTGTTTCTGGCTCTCGGAATTTTAATATTGATGTTTCCGACGCAATAGAAGAAGCATACGAGCGTTGTGGTGTAGAGGTTCGTACTGGATATAGTCTCCGCACTGCGCGACGTTCCTTAAACCTCATGTTAGCTGAGTGGGCGAATCGAGGCGTCAACCTGTTTACTATTGAACAGGTCACTACTACTTTGACTGAAGGAACCTCTAGCTATACGCTTGGCGCGGATACGATTGATATCTTAGAAATGGTTCTTCGTAGAGGTAGTACCGACACAACTATGACTCGCATCGGTCGTGGTGAGTATTTAAACATTCCCACTAAATCAGATAAAGGTAAGCCTTCCCAGTTTTTTGTAGATAGACAGGTAAATCCTGTTGTAAACTTATGGCAAGCACCAGAAAACTCTACTGATAAAATTATTTATTATCGCTTAGTTCGCATAGACGATGCTGATATATACACGAACGATTTTGATCTTCCGTTTAGGTTTTTCCCTTGTTTAGTCGCAGGGTTGGCCTACTATCTTAGCATGAAAATAGCCCCTGACCGAGTCGCACTTCTAAAAGGCGTGTACGATGAAGAATTTGCGCGAGCTGCGTCAGAAGATCGAGACAGAGCGAGTCTTCGTTTAGTTCCGAGGATTATTAGCTGATGGGGTTTGCGTCTGGAAAACACGCTAAGTTTATTTCTGATCGAAGCGGTTTTGCCTTTCCGTATTCTGAACGGGTGCGCGAGTGGAATGGCGCAATCGTTCATATAAGTGAGTTTGAAGCTAAACACCCGCAGTTAGAACCGACTAGAGATTTATCCGACGACATAGCCTTGAAAGACGCTCGTTCTGATAGGACGGAACCGGGTTCAGAGCGAATACTAACACAAGACCCCTTTACATCTGGCTCTTCAGGAAGCGCGGTAATTACATTAAAAGAGGTTGGCCATGGAAGAGTCTCTGGAGATAAAGTTCGTTTTAGAAAGGTAACAGGTTTTGATGGGTTTAGCAGCAGTACTCTTGAAAAAAGTTCAGGCTATTCGATCACAGTTACAGACGCTGATACTTATACGTTTACGGCCTCGTCCGGCACAGCAACCACGGGTGGTCAACGCGGGGGAGGTAAAAATGCAACTGTTGGGTCGGAACTCGCAGGAGTCGCAGCAACAATAAGCGCGGTATTCACGCTAACTGTTTCAGCCAGTGTGGTCACTAGTACCACGACATTTGATTCATCCAGCATTACGCTGGATTCAAGCACCAAAACTTTTGACGAGGGTTAAATGGCAAAGCAGGCAGTAGGAATAGGGTCGAGCGCTAATGACGGCACCGGAGACACTCTCCGTGCTGGCGCTGATAAGATAAACGATAATTTTAACGAGATTTACGCTGCGCTAGGAAACAGTTCCAGCGTATTGACTGATATCATAGATGCAAATGGGCTTTTTGATGTAAGTTCTGGCGCGAACAAGATCGTTTTTTACTACGCAGCTTTTAGTGATTTACCAAGTGCATCAACCTATCACGGAGCTATTGCTCATGTTCATGCGCTTGGAGGGATGTATTTTGCCCACGGCGGAGCTTGGCTACGCTTGAGTGACGAGGCAAGCGGCCCTGTAATCAAATACACGACCACAGCAGCTACCGGTTCTGCTTATCAATTTTCTGGTCCGGGCGCTACATCAGGCGACAATCCAAGTTTCACTTTTTATAAGGGCCACACTTACTTGATTGACAACTCCTCTCACGTTAGTGGTCACCCGCTGCAAATCAGGGCATCCGCTGGCGGTTCGGCTTATACAACGGGTGTGACAGAAAACTACAACTCTACTACCGGCCTAACACAGTTTATTGTCCCCCATTCCGCGCCATCATCACTTGTGTATCAATGTACCAGCCACTCCGGTATGGTTGGAAATATAACGATAGTGTAGGAAAATAAAATGGCTTACACCTTTGCACAATTAAAGACAGCTATACAGGAGTATACGGAAAACACAGAGACGGCCTTTGTGTCAAACCTTGATGACTTCATTCGCTCTGCGGAAGATCGCGTCTTTTATCTGGTTGATCTTGAGTATTTTCGTAAAAACGCC